TCGGTGTATAATTTGAAGAAAACGTATAAATGCCAGGACTCGTGTAGTCATTCGCGGACGTGCCGCTCTCTGATATTACGGCGTATTCGCCATGGATCATTGCAACCGTTTTCTTAAGATCCGTAATATCGACAGTGCCGACGGTAAACGCGCACAGCTCCAGCTCGTATACGCCGCCGGCAATATTAATATCCTCGCTCTGTTCAAGAGCCGGAAGAGTTGATCCGGTAACGTAGAGCAGCTGAGCTGGTGCGGATGTGTTCTGAATATCGGCCCGAACATACACCCGACCTTTCAAGGTGCCGCTAGCAGCAAACGGAATTGTAATTTTTTCAGAGTTGATTTCAATGAGTCTACCCTGGATCAGCAGAAACCCGTTAGCGATTGTTATTTCGTTCCCGCTAAGTGAGCAGTCGCATCCGCTAAGAGCGCCAGTCGACACTGAGGCGTTATACACGACCGCATCGTTAAGCGCGGTTCGTACTTCGCCAGGATAAGTGACCATTCTAATGCTCACGATCATTTCCTCCTTTTTGTTAAATCGAGTCTAATAGAGCCAAATATCAATAAAGTGGACGCAGCCTTTATTCGCCTTCCGGTAAGCATGGACGTATATATGCTACCGTCGGATATTACCTTTACCGCCTGCCCAATCTCGATCTCATCAGGCTTTACAAGCGGGTCATCGCTTAATACTTCTATCTCTATTAGATTATTGTATTTGATTTTGCCAAAAAAATCCTCGGCGGCAGCGTCAGCCATCTGCTCAAATGTCTTTGGCGCTTCTTCGTTTTTGTCCGGGGCCGTCGTGGTAATATCGAACTTAACTGGAGTAACACGATCCGAATTCGTTCTGCTATATGACCCGTCGGTGTGTAAGAAATATGCTCTTGCCGAAGACGCATTATAATTTTCTGTGTTATAAACAACTAACTTGTTTATTGTATTATCGGTATCTTTTATTACGACGTTTTTAGATATGACGTTGCTGAGATCCGATTCGATGTACTTATCTTGCGACTCGCATACACCAACGGACAGCACTATTTTCTTCGTCTGTGGATTCGGCGCGACCAAAATCCGTACACCGTATTTCTCGAGAGCTCTTGCGATAATGGAATCGTAAAAGTCTACGATGCAATGATGCATGTTTTCAGTGTCGCTTTTGAGATTAAAGCCCCAGCTAGTAGTGCTTGATGTTGTAGCAACCGACAACCCAAACACGTTCTGAATAGTATCGCTGTTGTTAACCCAGTACCGCTCGATAAGACTTTTTATTGTGTCTTCAAGAGTGCCCGTTCCCTGAAGATTCGTGTCGAATAAGATTTCCGATTTGAACACGGACAGGAAATCATCATAGCGGATCTTGTAAAGGCCCGGTGTGTCGGAACTAATCCCGGTGACGATTCCGAAGTATTTCTCGTTTCCTCTATAAATATAAATGTAGTCGTTTTTCACCACATTGCCTGCCATCATCTCGATCTCATTCGAATCTGGAGACAAATAATCATACGAATATTCGATGGCGTCGACATTCGCATGCAGTCGTAATGAAAAATCGACCGGATTAAAAAAGTCAACGTTATACGGAATCATACTCGAGCCTTACCTCCGCTGTCAGATACGGGATTTTATCGCCTTTATGCGCAACCGAGATCATGTTCGTTCCTTCATAAATATAAAGGAAACGATCTGTTGTGTAATCGCACAAGGAATACCGATCAGCCACAACAGCGCCGTTAGAATCGACCTCGTAAATGCGATTCGGCAATGCTACTGTATCGATGACCAGTTTATGCCCTTCCGGTATGGTTCCGTTCATAGAACCCGTTGCTATAAGCGAACTATTTAAATATTGCTGCCAAACCGGATCGACGACTGGTCCTGAAATATACAACCGGCAGGGCGATGCGTACGTGCTATCTGATTTAATTGAAAGATTGAGGATCGCGTCTGTGGTTGAATATGTGTCTTCATATGTATAATCGTATGGCGTCGACACGAGTTCTTTTGACGACGTCGCATACACCTGTATTTTTCTATAAAATGGTCCCAACGCCCTGAATGTAACTGGACACTCCAGCGCATTATACGTCGGGGACACTTCGGTTTTTTCGATCGTCACTAGATGGACGTCGATGTAGAATGTATCGAATGTTGTATACTCAATTGCTAGCGGGGTTCTTGCTGCAAACCGCATAAAGTCGTAGTACTTTTTGTACATGTCGTCTACGGTGTTGCCCGGCATCAAAAGCGTGCCAGAAATCTCCCGCTGGGAATTTTTTGAATTCAGAATCCGGAAATGTTCATCCAGCCTGTAATATTCTGCTTCTTCGGTGCGCCCAAGACCGGCCACACTAAATAGCATAATGCCCTTTGGATCGAGCAGATCGTAGTTTTTCCCGTCACTGTTCCAAAGTTTAAATTGCCTTACTTCGCCCAATCTTCTGCACCTCTCAAAATATAAAAGGGCTCCCAGCATTACACCGAGAGCCCAAAAGACTAATGGAGCTTATGCATACTTCATGCCCAAGCTTCTATCTACTTTGTCTGTGATGCTGCCCACAAGTTCGCCACTATCCATTACGACCTGGAGGTTGCGCATACGGTTACCCATCGTGGTAATATCGTCACGCAATTTGCCAAGCTCATCGACAATTCTCTGGTTCTGATCTGCCTCGAGAGAAGCGTGATTCAGCGTAGAATAAAGAGCCGAGATCTGAGCGTTAGCGGCGTTGAACGATACCGTCTGAGCAGTAAGCATACCGTTAATGGATTTAGTCCCATTTTGAATCTGTGAGAGATCCAGGACTGGGGTGATAACAGGTTCTGCATCTGTTTCGACCGCATCCATGATAGACATAACCATCATATCGACAGCCGAAGCAGCCTTAGAGCCTAGAGCATAGCCGGATCGTTCGACCTTATCGACATAAGAATTCATGCCGATAACGAGACCTTCGCCTAAATACTCACCAACTTGTATTGTAAGCTTGGAAGGTGAACTTTCTTTAGAGCCGTCTTTAGTTCCTTGTGCGGCCTTCTTACCCAAGTTATAACCAGCTTGGTATACTTCGTAGCTCTTACTAACAATACCAAGACGCAAGCCTTCACCAAGGTTACGACCTATCTGGTACATGCTTCCATCATTAGAGGAAGCAGCGCCGCTCGATACATTACGCATTAAGGCGGCGCCGGCCGATCTAGCAGCGCCAGCATTGCTTATAACGGCCTGATTCAGTGTTCGGATGAGCTCCGGCACTACGGTCCTGATTTGACCGATGTTATCTCTGAAGCCTTTGACGATAGAGTCGACTAACTTTTTGCCGCTGTCAGATAGGTTGGTGTTCTTAATAATATTACCAATCGCGGTAACAAACGACTTAACCTGTACTCTGATCTTTGCGGCGCCAGTGGCGAACGAGTCACTAAAACCGCTAAGACCATCAGCCGCCATTTGCTTAAGCGACATTGCAAATCCGGTCAAAGAGTATGTATCTACGCCTGCGACGCCAGATGCCATGCCACTAAGGTCTTTGACCGCTTTTACAGTTTTGTCGATGTTCTCATAGCTCACATTGGCCAGTTCGTCGGTAAAGGCTTTCATAGCCGAACCGAAGTTCTTAAGCTGATTGCCGAACGTCGAAACGTCGTTTTCGCCAGCGAAGATGCCCGCTATGCCTCCGCTGTTCGGAATATCATTTGCAGCATTGGCAAGCGTCTTTAGAGCCTCGGACGCGTTTCGCGTGTTCGCAACCACGTCCTTGTCCATGCCAGCGATGCTTCGACTGTAGCGTTTAAAGGCACCGCCAAAGGTTTTCATTCCTTCCGCAAACGTACCGATATCCGTTTCGCCGAAAAGGCCAGCCAAGCCACTAGTGTTGGGAATTTCTTCAGCCGCATGGGACAGCGTTTTCAATGAAGCAGAGGCCGTGATGGTGTTCTGAACAACACCCTCATCGATTCCTGCGATCGAGAGACTATACGCTTTCATAGCGGCGCCAAACGGCTCTAGGAAGTCGCTAAATTCGCCAAGACTTGTGTCTTTAAAGATTCCTCCTTCAGACGTATCTTTAACCGCTACGGCAGCGTCAACGATGTGGACCATTGCGTTTTGCGCGAGCTGGGAATCGGTAACAACAGACTGGCTTATACCAGATACGTTGTTGCTGTAATTCTTAATAGCCGCGCCAAAAGACGCCAATCCGCCGCTGAAATTCCCAAGCGTAGTTGAGCCCTTCGGAATGTTCTGCAAGGCGACTGCAACGTCGGCCAGCGCAGAAGCAGCTTTAGCCGAGGTAGCAATTTGATCAACGTCGATCGGTGTGTCGCCGCCAATACTATCCGCATATTTAGCTAATGATTTGCCAAACTTCTCAAGGTTGCTACCGAATGTGTCTAGATCCTGATCTCCGTTTAGCCATTTATCAATGAAACCAGAATTGTGAATTTGATTTGTCAGATCGATGAATGGAGTTACCGTCGACGCTGACGACTCGATCGCGGCAGGGTCAACATCGGCTATTGCCTTTTGATATTTAGATAAACTTTTACCGAACTTCTCAAGGTTACTGCCGAACGTATCGAGATCGCTATTTCCGGTCCATTTGCCTATGATGCCGCCATTGTGAATGCCGTCCGTCAATGTAACTAGCGGCGTTACAGCGTCTGCCACGGTACTGAATTTATCAGTATTCAGATCAGAAATAGAATCGCCAAAAGTCACCAACGCGTTTCCGAATACAACGAGGTTGCGCCCGAAGGTATCCAGATCCTGGTTTCCGGTCCATTTGCCAAGCCAACCGCCATTATGAACTTGATCGGTTAACGCCGTCAGCTTCTCTGATGCTTCGACCGATTTATCAATAGCGTCCGTTTTGAGCCCAGATACAGTGTCTGCGTAAGAGACCAAAGCCTCTCCGAATGTTTTCAGTTTTGCACCGAAATCATCAAGTTGACCGTTTTCGCCGCCAAACACGGAAGCAATATTGTTTATGAAATTAGCACCGATAAGCGCTGTTAAAGCATCGGCAAGACCTTGCGCTGACGACGAAACGGCTGCGCCATCATGGTTTTCCATGACAGTCATGAAATATCCAACGGACGCGCCAAATGTTTTTAGGCCCTGTCCGACCGACGCGAGTTCGTCAATCGCACCAGCCGCAATTCCGCCGATGAAACCGCCAATCGCTTCTCCGACTTTCTTGACAATTTCTATGCCCTTGTCCAGCGCGGCTAAGTCGCCAGTGCCTCCGCTTGCGTACATGGCAAAGTCGCCCATAAGAGCGAGCGCACCGGCCAATACGCCAAGAAATTCGGCCAAATTTGCGGCTGCAGTTAGGCCGGCCGTTATCGGCATCTGGCCAAGAATCGCTATAACAATCGCACAGCTGCCAAGAACCAGAGAAATCCCTTCTGCTTTTTCCAGTATACTGTCGACTTTTAGATAATCGAGAGCCCAAAACGCGCCGACCACAGCAGCGAGCATTAGTCCGAGCGCGACAGCCCCGACTATAGCGGGACCAGCTTTAATATCTTTCAGCTGCATGGCGACAAAGCCAAGTGCAACCAACACGAGGCCCATAGCCGCGGTTGATGTGAGCAACTTACCGGTGTCGATTTTAGACAGCGCCCAAAGCGAAACGGCGATTGCTCCGATCATTACAGCTAACGCTATAATCGGTCCAGCTTTTACTCCTTTTGCGTTCTTGCTAACGTACATCATCGCTACGGCCATCAAGCCAAGCTCGCCAAATATAACAAGAGCCTTCTTAATAGTTTCGTCGCTCATCTTGCTGATGACGTTCATCGAATCGATAATGAGCCTTATGCCAAGGCCAAGACCAACAAACATGGCCGCGAAACCGAGCATACCTTTGAAGTTAGAGCCATCGCCAAGCACGGAAGCAATGGTAGCAGCTGCTGCTAACACAAGCCCGACAACGGCAATGACGCCCGCTACTTTTTTCGCCTGCTCTTCCGTTAGATTCATCTCGGCAATATCTTTTACGTCTTGTATTAAGATTTTAATGCCAACAGCTAGCGCCAGCACACCAACGCCAAGACCAGCAGCATATTCCCCAGCCAATCTAGTAAGAAGA